GCTTCTCTGGCGCTCCGGTGAACTTGCGAAGATCGGCAAAATACTTGGCCTGATCCTCTGGCGATGCGTCGGCCGCAGGTTTCTTCGGTGCCTGCGACTTCGAGGAAAAAGCTTTTTCCAAATTGGCGTAGCTGATGGCTAGCTGATCTAGCTTGGCCTCGCCCTTCTGTGCATCCCAAAACTTTTCAGGAATGTAATCAGGCCGCGTTACCGTAGATGGCGCGGCTTCGATTGGCGTCGTTGTCGTTTCAGTTGTGACCGCAGCTTGCTGTTGCAGCGCTGTCTCCGCCGTTGGTGTTGTGTCGATTTCCATAGGAATTAGATGCCGTTAGCCTTGCAGAACTGAGAGTAGGCGTCATTGCCGTAGCTGTTCACGAAGCACCGAGCGAAGTATGGCGTGCCGACAGTGCCCCAGTCAGAACCGACACAAAAGGCTGGAAGCGCCTCTTTCAAGACGACTTCCGTAACTGTTTCCACGCATGGCGGATCAGAAAGATTGCCTGCCGCTAGATCATCACAACTAGCGGCAGGCTCCGACGCCGACGGATTACCGACAACCTCCGGCGCGGAAATTGGTTTAACAGTTAAGGATTCGTTAACAGTTGGCGCTTCGGCGACTTCAAAAGTAAGACCTTCGATGCCTGCGACTTGGCGAATTTGTCCAATAATGCGCGGCGCTGGCTTGGCGTTCATCCATGCGATATTGCCGATGATATTGCCAATGATTTCGCCGTCGCGGTCGATTTGATTGTCTGGTGTGATCGTGATCATGTCTCTTGTTCTTGAGGTTTTTCGGTTTCTGGAATGCCCTTTAGGTGCATCGTAAATAGCCATCGAAGCGGCTCTTTCTGCCCTTCGCGGAATGCTGCCTTAACTACATCTCCGCCTTGCTCAAAGGCAGGATTTAGGATGCCGCCAACGTCTGCGTTCAGTGAGCGAAAGACTAGCTGAAAGTCCGGCTTGTCAAAAAGTCGAAGAGCGGCCTTTAACACGTTCTTTTTTTCGTCGGCTGTCAGCGGCGTTAGTAACTCAGGTGATGATGGTGTCATGTGTGATAATTACGCCCCAACTAATTCCTTCACTTTGTCGATGCCGCCAGCACTATTTACGGCGCTGCCCATCTCCTTGGCCATCATCGCGGCCTGCTGCATTTGCTGCGCCTGTGCGCGTTGTTGTTGGATGGCCTCTACATCTTCACGCTTGCGGAGCAGCCCTTCAGGAGCGCCAACAAGGCGGGACTTCTCGCGGATGTAAAAAGCCGTGTCGATGTTGTCCATGACCGTAGGATCAATGGCAGCGATTGAAGCGGCCGTCTGCATGACCTCATCTGCGCCGCGAGCGTTCCAGCTATCAATCGCCATCGCCAGCCGTGACGTAAGCGCAATCTCTGGATCAGCCACCTGCACAAAGCCACGACCGACAAGCTCATAAGCTTCCTGCGGAGGTGGAGGCAATAAGCCATTCTCAGCGCAAAGCTCGAAGGCACGGCGTAGATGCGGCTCGATCGTCTCACGAACGTCGCGGTGATAGATAGGCCCTACGGTGTCGAGCTTTTCACCCGCACGTTGCGCTACCTCATAGGCGGTCATCTCGCGGTCAATGCTGGCAAACATCTGGAACATATCAAGCGAGCAGAGGCGCTTGATCATGTCCTGACGCATCCGCACACGCTCCAAAGCAACGCTCCATTCGCCAGTTACAGGCACAGGATAAACGCTCTCAGGCCCCATGCCGGAAGGGTAATAATTCAACGCCCGTGCTGCCGTTTTGAGACTTCCTTCAAACGTGTCAGGCACAAGCATCGGCGGGAAGACTTGCTTCTCCGCAAACACGTCCATCATCTGCTGGATAAAATTAAGCTGGCGAGCTTCTGGCAAGATGGCAAACCCTGGGCCGTAACCCCATCCAGTGGAGCCGATCATTGCGTCGTAAGACAAGTAACGGCCAACGGTGAAAGGGAATCCGTCGTAACCGCCCTCTTGAACCATCTTCTTTGACGACATCTCGACGTAAGCCGAGACATACTTCTTGCGCGTCTTAATGTTGTGTCCGTATGCGCCAACTTTGGAAGGCTCGCGAGGCTCGACGATGTGAATGAATGTGAAGCTTTTCCCTTTGCTGTAATCACCCTGAAAGCAGTCCTTAATGACCTTGGGAAGATTGTCTTCGCCGAATTGCTGGCGTGCCTGCTCTGCCGTTAGTTCAAACTCGCGGATGAATCGGTAGCATTTGCCGAATGGATCAAGCTCAAAGACGTAGGTGCCAATCTTGATCTTTTCAAAGCGCAGTCGATTGCCCTCGCCCATTTCTGAAAAAATGGCAGTGGTGCCAAAGTTCCAAAGGTCGGCTACGGATTCAAGGCGCTCGAGCTGGAAGTTGCTGCGACTGTTCACCTCTTGATTGAGAATCTGCGAACACTCCGAGAGCCAACCTTTCACCGAGTCGTCATTCTTCAGCTTTAAATTAGGCTTTAGCGAAATCCACGGCTGAGATGCTGGCGTCGTCCATGACGTGTAAGCGGAGACGGCACGTTGCACCGAGTCGGTGGCAGTGGCGTCGTAGATTTGCGCTTCTTTGTTACTGTCTGGCATGTAACGCTTTTCCGTAATGCCTGCCTTGCGCGGGCTAACGTAGTTGGCGATGTCCTGCCAGATTTGATCTTGAGTCGACACGCGCTGATCTTTGAGCCGCTGATAACAGCTAAGCCACTTCTTTGTTTGATCCGTGCCTTCGTCGTTCATAATTAGCGCGATGGGAATTGAGTCATAAACCCGCCGATATTAGTGGGCTTCGGCTTAGGTGCTCGCGTGTTAACCATCACGCCTTCACCGCCAGATCCAAGCGCGCCGATTGAGCCAAGCGCCGTTTTAGGGGCCAATGGATTTGCAGGATTGATTGTTTTATCAAGGCCCATGCGACGATATGCGGCTGTGCTGGCCTGCTCTCCGTCAGCCGAGTCAGCACGAACTGGCGCAGGCGTAGGCGGTGGCGCTTTGGGTTTCTGTGGTTTTGGACTGCCTCCCATAATTAAGCGATTCTCTCTCACTTTTGAGAAGTCGCAAGCCTTTTTCTCAATCGTTGATATGGAATCCAGTGAGGTTCTCCATTGTGTTCGCGGCAAAATCCTAACCACTTGCGCTTTTCTCTGAGCGGGTCAATGCTGACGAAATGATCAAGATTGCCCACGGCCAGCGTCACAAAAACGGCAAGCTCTGAGTAATCGCCGTAGTCTCGACTCGTATCAAACGCGCAGATGAAACAGTCAGGCGAGCAAAAGACATAGCCATCCGTCAGATGCTCTTTCATCATTTCGTTGAAATTGATCCCTAGCTCCTTGGCTAGGTCGTAGGCTTTTTGGAAAGGCGTCATTTCTTGAATCTTGGCTTAAAGTTGTGCAGCCGATACACCTGAACGGCGCTTTCGCTGCATTTCAGAATCTTAGAGATGGCCCAGTTTGAATGCGTTTCCCAAGCTCGATCACTGATTTGTGGCAACTGCTCTTTCAGCCTCGTGCGTGTGGTCTTGTCCGGCGCTCTTGGCAATCCTAGCTTACGCCTGAACTTAGTGACTGTCTTCTCACAGCAACCAAGCTGCTTGGCAATTACCTCGTTTGTCTGGTTCCAATCGGTGATGGAGCTGAAATTTACTGCGTTGTATTTCATGAAATGCACTCGCTGATAAGTTGATCAACAGCCAGCTTAATTGAAGGCCATTCTACAGGATCAATTCTGATAGTCTGTGATTCAACACCACTGCGATCACTTGCCTGAGAGACTTCAATAAACTCACCACCAGCTTCATCCACAATGGAAACATGCGTTGCTTGCTCTGAGAATATAGGCTCACCAACAGGCAAGACCGACAATCGAGTTACTCGAATTTGATACTTGGATTCACTTGGTTCTTTGTTTTTCATGGTGATGATTATGTTTGCTGCCATTCCTGGCGTCTGCGTGGCGATTCTGGGCTATTGTAGCCGGGAATCAAGCCTAAACGATCTGCCTCTGCCATGGTTCGCACGCCATCGGCAACGTGAGACGCCCAAGTGTGAAGCGGGACGTTGCGAACAATGCCGCTCGATGAATTAGGCGCGGACTCGTAGGCTTTGAGTCCTTTGACGCCCATTTCACAAGCTGGGACGCGAAACTCAAACGTAGGCATCAATCCCATGACGTAATCGACGCCTTGCCACACGTCAGGGATGACAGGCACAACGACGATGTTTTTGAATCCTGCCGCCATTGCATCCGACTCAAACGTGACGCCGTTGCGCTGCGTTTGGCGTGCATCGTGCGGCATGAAGTGTTTCCCGTAGTTGTAGCCCTTCGCGGCCATGTGCGCGCATCGCTCCTGAATCGTAAGCGGAAGGCCAATGTCGCAATCAATCCACCGGAAATGCCCAAATGCCGAGCGTTGACCATACCATACCGTCGTATTGCGCGGCCCGCCCAAATCCCAAAACGTATGCACCGGACTGCGGCCATCAATCGGGAACTCGCCAATGCGCCCTTCCGCTGCAGCCACTGTCATGTATCGACCATAGATGGCATTCTCGTTAGCTATGTTGAAGTCACAGTAAAACTCCTGCCTGATTAGCGGCTCAGACATTCCAGAGCGTCGCTCCTCGTCAATTTGCGCCAGCGTGATAGCGCCGGTATCCTCAACGCTCAGCACCTGGGTGAACCACGACTCGTTTGTTTTAGCCATCTTCAGCATATCGAAGAAGTGGTTTTCTCCGCGTGGCGTGCCGTTGAACCATGCAAAGCCGCCGTTCTCAGCCAAGATCGGCCGTGTGTAATCCCAGGCCAACGGGTTTTGATTCTGAAACTCTGAGAACACAACGCCGTAGTAGTTGCCGCCCACAACGTCGAGGTTATCAGTGCCCAGGATCTGAATCGTGCTGCCGTTGATTAGTTCAATACGCATATCCGTTTGGTTCGGAGGCTTAGCTAGCAGTTCCTTCGGTATGTGGTCGATAACGCGCATGGCGTTTGTCACGTCGACGTTGTGCCATAGCGCCTTTCTGCCTAGCGCCGCAGTCGGAAAATAATACGCATAATTTGCCCGCGTCTCTATTGCCCTGCAAACCAGCTTGTTAAAGCAAAGCTTATCTTTACCTGCACGCCGATGAAACACCATCAGACAGCGTTTATGCGCGTCCATCGCTCGCCACATGGGAAGCTGGTAATCACGCGGGTTGAATCGGTGTGGCAGTTCAATGGTCACTAGCTCTAGCCTCCTGCTTTCGGTGTTTGTGCATTCGATTGCCTAAGCAGTATCCACAGTTGCCGTGGCTTCGACAGGAGCGGTCAAAACGCCTGCTTTTTCGGTATGGCTGCTTGATTGTGCGGCTCATAACTTCCTGATCACAATTTCAGTAGCTCCAGAATGCTCAACCTTCTCAGGAGCATAATGGCCTGCGCCTTTGCCAATCTCTCGAAGCGCGCCGGTAGCGGCTGAAAAGTCGGCCACCTCTTCGGCAGATGCGGCAATTCTAGCCAGCCTTTCAAGCCATTTATCTTTGCTCATGTCGAACTTGCGGTCGGCTTTTTCGGCTACTTTTGCCCGCAATTCTTCAATCCTAGACATCACCTCAACACGATTAGCCAATCGAGGGCCGGCAGTTTCGGCTGATTCTGGCGTGCAATTCCAGCCATCACGATAAGCCTTAGCCGCTGGCGTATTTAGCGCCACTGCTTGTGCAAATGCTTCATGCTTAAGGTTTTTTAGTGCTGGCATATCAATTAAAGTCTTCTCTGATTTCCTTGAAAGTAAAGGTAGGCCCTGAAAATGCCAGTGGAATTGTCCAATTGCGTGCGCCGCCTCGGTTCTTGTCACAATACAATGAGCGCTGAGTTTCGTCTGATACGCCATCAACCTCGACTTTTGAGATAATAAACACGCTATCAGCGTTTTGACCAATGGCCCGAGATTCGCGCAATTTACCGTAATCGTTTAGCTGTGAAGCTGTGAGGATGTGGCAACCGCTGCGACGTGCTGCATTCTTCATGCGTCTGGATACGCTAGAAACGATTTCTTCCCGAGTTGCGCCCTTGCGTCCCTCTTCCTCGAGTAACTGGAGATAATCAACGACGGCTAAATCGTAGCCGCCTTGTTCGATATCGGCCAAGATGTCTGATGCCGTGGCATTGTCGGTGTCGATCAAATCACAACCTAGATCTGAAAGCTCACGAATTGACCGCATAAGCATATCCTGCTGACCTCGACTCATTAGGCCATTATAAAGCGAGGCATTATCAACGCCGCTGTCTTCGCTCAATATTCGCAAGGTCTGCTCTGTAATCGGCATTTCTAGCGAATACCAAGCCACCTTGGCACCTGATCTCAGCGCATTTCTCGCGCAGTTTTGCATAATAGCGCTTTTGCCGTCGGAAGGCAGACCCGCAAATACGGTGACACGGCCTTTCTGAAGTCCTCCACATTTCTTGTTTATCGTATCAAACCCAGTTGTAAATCCTGCTAATGCGCCCCCTTTGCTCATTCGCTCGTGGATCTCGTCCATCGTTTGATCCATTGCCGTTTTCAATGTTACCCGTGACAGTTTGCGGATTGTTGACTTTGCCACGAATTCCAGCGCTTCCTGAGCCTGCTCAATCGCGTTAGCGATGCTAATGCTTGAATCTTGGAATATGGCCAGTGCTTTGGAATGCGCTTCGATATGGCACCGAGCGAGATACTTGTCAGTAACGATGCGCTTGTATTCTAGGTAATGAGCCGGACTTGGAACGTAACAGAACAACTCTGAAAGGTAAGAGTCACCTCCGACGCGTTCCAATTCACCAAGGCTGCGAAAGTGAGAACCCAGGATGATTGGGTCAATGGGACTCCCTGAATCGTAAAGGGTAACAAGAGCGGTAAAAATACGCCTGTGCTTTTCAAGATCAAAAGCTGAAACATTGAGTGTATTTCTAGCCTCTCCTATGCGATTGACTGGATCTTGAAGGAAGCATGAGAGAAGCGATGATTCAGCCTCATGTGATACTGGCATATTCATAAGCAAGATTGAGGGCGGATTGGTTGAGCTTTCGGTTTTGGTTTCTCGTCCTCGTAGCGTTTTGAATTAAGGTAGCTGGCAGGATATGGAATGTATTGTCCTGAATCTTTAGTCCAGTCTTCAGACTTACGTTGCCAGTCTAAAGCATTAAGGACGGTAATGAGATCTGGCTTGATTTTGTTCCATGCTTTCAGAGCGTCTGATTTAGCGGTCTTTCTTGGATATGCTGTCCAAAATTCCTCAAAACCTTCCCAATCCGAAGGATGTACTTTCCCTTTCTTGTTCCCTTCCCTTCCCTTCCCTTCCGCCTTGGAGTCCTCCAAGATCATTCCAAGATCATTCTTGGAGCCTTCTTGGAATACGCTGGAAGCCTTGAGTTTACTTGGATTCGGCTTGTCCACCCTTTGATGCTTAGCAAAGTTCTTGATCCTACCAATAGACCTTCCTTGATCATCTTTGCCCAGGTCAATCCACCCTACGCTGGAAAGGTCTTGGAGTGCTCTTGGAATCTTCGTGGAATCATCCAAGAATGGAAAGACCTGTCCACGAATCAGCACTGGATTGGCTAGGAAGTATCCTTCATCGTCTGCCCAGTTAAGCAGAGCAATGGCAAGTAATCGCGTGAACTCAGACTTACTACACAATCCTTCGTGCATCCAAAATTCAGGCTTGATGGTTCGTATTCTCATTTTGTAAGTTGCTCAAATTTCTCGCGTGCCATAGTGATAGTCGGAAGAGTAAAGCCATCACGCCCCCATACGTTATCAGATGGGTAGATTTCCGCAGGCTCCGCCATTGTTTCGGTGCCGGGAATCTTAAAGCCGTCATGCGAGCGGATTCTCACAACCTCGTAATGAGTGCGGGCATTTCCACGGGTTGAGTGACGCTCAAAGATTGCCCATTCTCCTTGCCGTTCGATCTGGCGGAAATGCCAGCCGGATTTAATGAATGCTTCGGGTATCGTTTTCATAAACAAAAAGCCGCCCCCAGGCATTTAAGGCTGGAAACCGCATAGCAACGGCGATCCTTAAAAGCTGGGGGCGTTTTAGTTTTGTTCATGTCTGCTATTTTTTAAAAGCCGTTTCCACGCGGCTACCTTTCGGCGTCTCAGTTTATCAGATTTGAGAAAATCAAAAGAACAATTACCACGGAATATCTCCGCCATCGTCTTCTAAGGGCGCTGGAGCTGCCTTTTCAACCTGCCGAGTCGTGCGAGCTTGCGATTGCTGCCCTTCGTTTGACCATTCTTTGCCGTTGCCGATGATTGGCAGCTTAGCGGCTCCGCTTTCTCGCTCGTCTTTGGTCGATGGCTCCACGACAAAATGCGTATTGCCGTAATCGTCCGCGCCGTTCTTGTTGCTCACCGCCTCTAAGTTCAGATAAACCTTGCCATTTTGATGCGGCTTGGCCCTGCTCTTAGCGATGCGGATCACAACGCAATCCTCGCCCTTGATTGTTGCTTTGCATGCTCCCTGGAGTTGGAGCAGGTTGATTGAGATGTTTAGTTTTTTCATGGTTTTATTGCGTAAGTAATTCCGTCCTCATTAATTAATCTATAACCCTTATCTTCGGCGTTGTCAGGGCCGATGCAGTCACATTCGGCGTAGTGTTCCATGTGAACAATACACCAAGGCTCTCCACAGCATTCACATTCGGGAAGTTCATCGGCGAAGATAATACGAATGCGCTCCATTGTTTTGCCATCGCGTTTGCTATTCCTTGAAATGTCGCTGATCTGATTTTCCATCGGTCTTTTGAGGGTGGCAGATTATACCAAGTTGGAAGCGAGTTCCCGCCTTTTGTGACATGACGAGTTCCTTTTCCGACTAAGTTTGTCGGTGTTATGGGTGGTAAGTTTTTAAGCCAAAGGCACGTTGTTTTAGTGGCTTCATGCCCGTGCTCGTATGGTTGTATAATACAGTCAGGCTTCCGCCAAACTGACGACATAATGCCGACTGGGTTTTCAATGGCAATTCGTGGTATGTTTGCATTTGCTAAAGCCATGAAAAAATCAATGCCTTCTTGCTGTCTCCCATCAGCTCGTTTAGCTGCAAAGTGCTTGGCTCCACTCACGGCCAGGTGTGTGCATGGCGGGAATGCCACCATCATATCCCATTCGTCATCAATAATCTTGAGCACGTCGCCTAAAATATGAAACTCACTGCCGTCGTCAGATGGCAGCAGATCGCAACTCCAGGCGTCGTGTCCAAGCGCTCTAAATGCCGAACGAACAGCGCCACTGTATTCGCAGGCAATAAGAACTTTCATGGTTTTAAGTAGTTAAGGATTTCTAGTTTTGCGGCATCAAAGCCTCTACAAATGACGACGTGATAGCCGTTCTGAGCAAGACGTTGATGCCATTCTTTCTGCGCCTGCGAAACGATGCCGCCGGTGACGCGCTTCATCTCGATAAACATTCCTGAATAGCCGTGACGAGGAATCGCCAGAAACAAATCAGGAACGCCAGCTTTCAAGCCTTCGGATTTCAGCTTGCCAGCTTGTGCCTTTGAAACGTGCGCGCCGTTTGGCACCGAAAACAATGACGCAAGCTCATGGATCGTTTTACTTTGAATGGTAGCCCAGGCAACTAACGCGCGTTGCTCGACGTGTTCGGAATATGACGGAGGTTTCATGCAACCCTCCCTTGCAGCCATGACGGCATTTTAGCAACGGCGCGGCCATGATAAGCTAGCTTTGTTGACGTTCCCTGGCCGCCCATAATAGCCTTGACCATAGCCTTTTTCATCTGATCGTGTTGCCCTGCCTTACGCTCAATCGTGCGCCAGACGGGAAGCTCTGCGTCAGATATAACGACGTGAACATTGACCGGCCTCGTTTGACCAAATCGCCACTCGCGCCTGATGGCCTGATAAAATGACTCGTAGCTGTAGCTGATCGAAGCGAATACCATGTGACTAGCGTGCTGCCAGTTCATCCCAAATCCACAGATGGACGGCTTGCTAATCAGCACGCGAGCGCGGCCCTCGCTAAAAGCATTCATTCTATCCTCCTTAGCATCAATCGAATCAGATCCTTTTACCTCCACGGCGTCAGGAATGAGCTTTGCCAACAACTCGCTTTCATCATTTGATTCACACCAAACAAGAGACGCTTCACTTGTGCCATTTGCTAATTCAGAAGCAAGGCCGCACCGTTCTTTCAACGTAAGCCGCTTTGTCTTGTGCAAGTCCGTTGCCGATGATGTCGGCATCATAAACAACTCGCCCTCATCACCTGCCTGCATTGGAGTGTTGACCGTATGCGTGTGAGTTTGGAGCTTGGGCAAAATATAAGCGCCATCTTCAAAGCCCAGATCGGAAGGCATCGAGACGCACGCGGCCCAGCTTCCTACCCATGCCCAAAAGTCAGCTTCGGCATGGCCTTTAATTTTATAAACGCCCACTTTTGACGGGTCATTGATAAACCAGCGAGCAAGCATTTCAGTCGATGGCATGACGCCAAGAAACTGCGAATGGTTGCCAAGCTCCATGTGATCGTTAGGCGCTGGCGTAGCGGTGCAGGCTAGTCGGTATTTAGTATCACTAAACTGATCACAAAGTAGCTGCTTCGTCTTGCCCATAAAGCCCTTAAGGATTGAGCTTTCATCGAGCACGACGCCAGCGAAACGGCGACAGTCGAATTTATCAAGACGCTCGTAGTTCGTGATCGTGATGCGGCTGGAAACGGTGCCGTCTTTTGAATAAACGACATCCATGCCTAGACGACTTTGTGCCTCTTTGACTGTCTGGCTTGCCACCGCCAGCGGTGCCACAATAAGCACCTCGCCGGGAACGTGTCTAGCCCACTCGCATTGAGTGATAGTCTTACCAAGTCCAGTATCGAGGAACAAAGCAGAGCGGCCTTTTTCAAGGGAAAACTCTGCAACTTTCTTTTGAAACGGGAAAAGCGATTTATGAATGCCGCTGTGATTAATCGGCATGGAAGCAGGCATGAGCTTCTTGGAGTTGAGGAAGTCGTGATAATTCATAGCATAAACTCCGGTTGTGCTGATGCGGCCGCAAGGAAGCCTTTAGCGTGTTGATAATATTCAGGCTTGAGTTCAGAGCCGATAAACTTCCGGCCCATCTCAACGGCGCAAACGCCTTCACTGCCAATGCCCGTGAACGGTGAAAAAATTACGTCGCCAGGATTGCTCCAAAGCTGAATAGAACGCCGAATTACGCCAAGCTGCAAAGGGCAGATATGCTTTTCATCCTTGCTAGACTTGGCAATTTTAAAATTCAACACGTCCTGTTGATCAACGTCCCACCATACCGGCTCCGCGTATCGCCTCCAAATGTTAATAGAGTCCACCGCTGCAACCGTATTGCGTGAGTAGGGCGAAGGGTGATAACAACCTTCCTTGCGCGGATCGAGGTCAGCGTCTCCGATGTAGCCAGCAAATCCGCCGCGTGAAATTGGCTTTGTGCTCATCATTCCTTCAAGCGGTGGCTTGCGCATGATGATAAGATAATCAGCCATGCCCTGCCGGAGTTGCGATTGATCACGCAAGACGGACTTGTGAAGCAGTCCGTTGTTGTTAGTGCGTTCGCGCTCTGTGACTGGGCATTTCCATATCGTAACGCGGGAATGAAAATTCCAGCCCTCGGTTTCATGCGCCCTGATGATGTCACCGGGAAAGTCTCGCAAACCTGCATAGCCATCGCTGCCAAAATAAGCAGGAAGATCTTTGCAGTGAATGACAGTGAGACGTCCCGGAACGGTAACGCGCAACTTCTCACGAATCAGGAACTTGTATTGCTCAAAAAACTCGGAGTCATCCGCGCAGTTTCCCATATCGGCTACCGAGTCCGAATAAATGTAAAGGTTAGCGAACGGTGGCGAATAAACGCTCAGGTCGATTGAATTGTCAGGCATCGAGCTAACAAGTTCAACGCAATCGGCATTGTATAAGCTCCAGCCTTCGCCGGAGGATTGATCTAAGATATTCATTGTGATGATGGTGATGATGTTTTGTTTTATTCCAACTGACCTGCGGGAACAAGTTCCACGCTTGATTTGCCCACTTCCACGGCACCCGTCAAGACTGCATCGTGAAGATTATCAAGTGCCTTGCCTTTTAAGTAAGTCGCATCTTTGAGAAGTTGCTTCACATCTCCAAGCCCGATGGAACAAAGCGCGGTAAACTGCTCAGCGGTGACGCCGTGAGCTTCACATGCGGCAAAAACCTTTGTGACGTCAGTGATTGAGCGCCGCCCCTTTTTTTCTCGCAGCGTAAAGAACTGCTGGAACTCGGGATCGTTTTCAGCGCGTGCCTTTGCCACGCCCTCAATGGCGGCAACGTAGCGTTTGACCATTGCCAGCCCATTCATCGCAGATGCAAGACGAGCGGCGGGAAGATCTAACGCACGCGCCCACATGGCCTTTCTCTGCGTCTCGCCGTCCATACCTGCAATGGTAGCAGGTTCGATGACTTCAACCTCCTGAATGGCGGATTCTTGAAACTTGCGACACCCGTAGCGGGCTTTGCAATACTTGCACCAATCGCCAGCCCGCAAATCATCAGGCCCGGCTTCCATCTCGGCATCGAGAGCAGCGAAAAGCCATGACTCGGCAAGTTTTAACCCGTTAGCGTTGAAGTCCGCCGTTGTCGGCTTGCCTTTCATCGGCTGGACAAGGGCAACGCGCACGTCAGTCAGCTTGTGCTTTTTCGCCACTAGGACGGCCAAACTCATCAACTGCGGGTTCTCAATTGCCGTAGCGTGATCGCCGCGCAGGCTTTTAAAGTCGATGAGAAGACCGTGAGTGCCAGAGATATAAAGCCGGTCAAACTGGCCGGTAAAAATCACGTCGGCTTTTGTGCTTTCGGTGACTTCCACGACTCCGCCAAGACGTGTTAAGCCATAGCGTTTCTCACTCAGCCTATTCTTGTCATCGTGGCCCCATTCAGTGATGAGACTTGAAACCTGGCGTTCGCACATCTCCGCCGTTTGCACAGCCTCGACGCTCGCATTGTCTTCAGTCAGTTCGCCGGCAAGAATAGCGTGAACTTCGTTTCCAATATTGGCCTCGGTAGTATCCTCCTCGACTTGTGGCGCTGCAAACTCAGCTTGATGACTGCCGGGACATTCTAGCACGCGATGGAGCTTCGATGCACTAGGCACGTTTTGAAATGGGTTGACGTAACTCATGGCTGGCCTCCTTTCACGAGCTTCACGATTGCGTCAAACTGCGCGAGGCAGCTTGTAAGCACGTCAGCAGCAGCTTCGGGCAGCGGCACAAACTCAGGATCGGCGAGGCCTTGATCTGCCATGACGCCATGAACTTCAGACCATTTAATGCCAGCCACTGCTAGCTTGGCGGCGATTTGCTCAACCTGCGCTAGCTTGGCGGCGATTTGTTCAACCTGCGAAGGCAGCACATCGCTGAGACTAAAAAAGAATTCCGCACCCTCATTTGTATTAGACCCAGGCGTCAATGCACGCGCGGGCGAGGATGCGGCCTCTGACTGAGCCAGAGATTTGTATGGCGGAGGCTGCGGGCATTCCTCCGGCGCAAGAGTTTTTGGCTTAAATAGTTTGGAATCGGTAGCCTTTGGCGTCACGTCGCGAGCCATGCCAATACGCTCGGCTTCATCTTCGTCAGTGATGCCGCTGAAACCAAACGCCACGCGAGCGCACTGGATGGTTGCTTTGTGTCGCAACATGCGATGCTCCATCTTCCACGGGTCAGTGTTACGACGGCATTCGCCTAAGTATTCAGTGACGCTAGTTGGATGCTTGCGATCTTTGCGATGAATAAGCGCGGTGCATGAAATGAGCTTGCCGTCGTTTTCAGTAAACTGAAACTCGATGCCATCAAACTGCGGGTGGTCATTCATCATTCTCAGCCAGCCGTCAATGGACACGACAGGAACAATGCCGCCACCCTTAGCTGGGTATCCATAAATCTCCTTCAATATTGGGTTAAGGCCGTATTCGTTGGAGACGATAACAAGAGCCATAAGCTCGTCATCGGACGCGCCTTTGAAGACAGTATTTTTGAGCGTTCCAAGCAGCTTGGCCGGATCGACGTTGAACTTGCTCGCCATAGTGGCAAGCGCGGACGGTTTGTTTGTAGTAGTAATTTGTGATGACATAGTAGTGATGATGTTAGGCGATGAATGCGAGGCAGAGGATAATAACAACCAGCAGGATGCAGCCTGCAATGGCTGAGAATGTTTCGTGATAGCGAGCAAGCAGAAAGCGGCGCTCCGCTTCCAGCCTGCGCTGCCGTGGTGAATTGGCGCGAATGTGATCGTCTAGCTTAATCAACCACTCTGCGCGGTTGTCGGTGACACGGTCGCCCATGCCGGAACGGAAATGGAATGAGGATAGATTATTCATTGGGTGCAAGGTATTCGATTGCGTCTAAAGCCAGTTGAATTGGAGTCCAAGCGCGGAAGGATGCTTCCCACGCTTCATTTTCACTGTAAAGCTGAATGCCTGGATATTCGCCAGCCACAGGCCAACTCATGTAACGGTCAGCAATAACCCAAGTAAGATTATCGTCATTGCGAAACTCCAAACGATAGCCGCCGTCGATTGCGTCAGGATTCTTGAGAATGAAGCCGAGGTCTTCCAGCTTGGAAAACACGGCTGCAAAAAATGCACGCTTGCGCGGCCCTTCGTTGATGGAGTCAAGCCATGGAGTTAAGTCGTTCATATTGCTGATCCTTTCCGAATGCGAATAGGATTGCCAGTCTTGGGGTTCATACTATTATTGTATCGAGTTTACTTACTTGGTGTTCAAGATTGTCGCTTCTCTCCTATACCATACAGAGCGATAAGAAACTTCCTTAGCCATTGCTTCATTAGCATAAACGCCGATGATCTCACAATCACGTTCATCATATACTACCCAAACCTGCTTGCGTTTAAGCAAATCTGCAATGCCATTGGTGATAAATCCCTCAGCGAGGGACTGAAGACTACAGCCTTGATTGGCTGCGTTGATGCGTAGTTGCGAGTGCAATGTCTCGCTAATTTTTAGCGTTTTCATGTGATGATGTCGTAATGACAACGCATCTAATCACACGGTAGAAACTTACACAAGTGGAAATTGTAATTTATTTTCACCCGTGCCTATTTTGCCACTTGGCAAGGAAAGAACTGAGCGGATCGTCACCGTGGTCATTCATGCGGCAAACGCACTTATCATGCTAACGCCAGTCTTTCGGCCCATTGTAGAGCTTCCATCCGAGAGGGATTTCCATTAATCGGCGCATTCGATAACAAGCTGGATAAACCACACAAGGCTGAATAACGCCGTGCCATACACAAAGCCAAAGCAATAGACGGCCAAGAAATAAAAACTGTAAGACCAAATTGCGCGTCTCATAGCAGTTCAGCAATGGCCTCGCAAGCTGCCAGCCTACGCACGGGATCAATCATCTTTTCGAGATCGCCAGCGTTGTCGATGAAGCCAAGCTCAATGAGAAAACACGGCTGAAAAGACATCACCGCAAGCCGTGAATGCTGGCTAGATGATTCCGTTTTAACGCCCCTTGATTTAGTGCCAAGAGCAGCGCATAAAGCCGCGTTAATTTTTGAAGCCAGCTCTTTGTTAAACTCGCCACGGTAAAACGTCTCTGTGCCATTTGCCGAGCCGTTTGCAGCGTTGCAATGAATGCTTAGCATAATATCACAGCCGTAGTCTTCCGCGATGCCAGCACGCTCGCCAACTGGCGCGGGATCGCTGCCGTTGATTCGAGTCCTGACAACCTTGTGCCCGCGAGCTTGCAAGATGACGCGCAGCTCGTTAACCCAGTCCATCGCGATTTCAGCTTCTTTTTTACCGAAAGCACAAGCGCCAGGATCATAAGCACCTGCGCGCCGATTGCTCATTCCGTGGCCAGGATCTAGGCAAACAGCTTTCATTTAATAAACCCTCCCGTTGATGATTTTGTGATTCGTGACTTCATAGTTGCCATCGGCCTGAGTTTCCACCCAAGCGAAGCCGTGGTTCCAGCGATTCACAATAGCGTAGTCGGGAGTCAAGTCGCAAAGGCATCCAGTTGACCAACAGGATGAAAGCTTTTTGTTTAGTCCCGTGCTTTCAGTGTGCTCGCTTGTTCGGTGCCAATGGCCACAGATAAGCGATTCCTGCACGCGCATCCAAATCCCTCGCGCAGGATTGACTGGCGATGACATGCCCTGCGGCAATTCGTGCCCGTGGTAAATCGGCAGACTGCCTAGCCGGATAAGCGTCAGCGATGGCACAAGCTCAATTCTCGACTCATCAAATTTCAGCAGCACGGGAAGCTCAAAATCCGAAACTCCAAGAAGCACTGGAGCATTCTTAACCAGAAACATCTCCATTCGCGCTTCGTGGTTTCCGATTTTGTAGAGAATGCGGGCGTTTGGGAACTGCTTGCGGAGGTAAAATAAAAACTGGCGAATGGCGTCCAACTCATCCGCAAGCGAGCGGCGCGGATCTTTGTCGTGACGGGACACGCCGTAGAAATCGCCGATGTCGCCGTTGAGGATAATCACGTCCGGCTTTTTCTTTTTGCCGTGAGCAATAGCAGCGGTAACGGCAGCTTCGTCGTGGTAGGGAATGTGGATGTCTGACAAAATCAGCACCTTTAAGGCACCACTCAAAACGATTGGCTCCCGCGTTCTTGCAAGCGTTTTAGGTATCACATCCTTTTGCCAGCCAAGCGGCTTAAATGCCGATTTATCCGTAGCGTATTTAGTATGACGTTTTCCTTTGGCCCCCCGAAGTCTTCTTATAATGTCGCGAGCCGATTCGGGCGACATAAAAACCGTGGGCAATTCCTTATGCAAGAGTTTAGCCAATGTCCGATTTTCCGTTTCTGGAAAACGCTCAAGATACGATCTAACAATTTCGGCTTTAGTCATGGTGTTACTTGCCTCTTCCTATGGTTAAGGCGCGTGTGAACGCGGCCTGTGAATAAAGATGCTCGCCAGTGCCTCTCCAGCGTCCTTCAGCAAATTGATATTCGACGCCCTCAAGACTTGTTACTGAGGTCGGTGTGTAGAGTGCCGACGAGTTTAGCAAGGACTCGGCGTTCTCGGTCGAGCGCTTCGATTTGCAAGAGAGCAGACTCATTAGCGCCGATAGACAAACGGCGTATTTCGCGATCAATTTCATGGAGTCGTTGAAAAGGTTTCGAGGCATTGACTGCCAGCCAGACTCGCAAAGCTAGGTTAAGCAGTTCAATAATACCTATCATACTCCAGTTTTGTCGCTGTCTTTTGCTGCGAGCAGTCCGAGGCCAACAAGGACGCCCACGACGGCCTCAAGCTCGTCTTTGTATTGCGGCAGCCATGTCGAGGTGATCACGGCGAGGATGGCGAACACGCCAACAAGTGAAGTTTTCCAGTTTTTGAGTAGATATGCTTTCATTTAGTCAGGTTTTTGATTGCTGAAATGCAGCCTAATATACCAGCTAGAGTTCCGACTGCTAAAGAACTTAGCTTGAGCCAAACTTCAATCTCTGCAAGACTCGTCACCGTGCTTGCAAAGGCAATTAGCGATCCAATGAAGGGAGTGAGGTGATTGTCTTGCATAAGTCAATTTAAGTCTAATTGTTGAGCTAGTGCAAACACTTCGTCGATCTCGGATTCAGTCTTGCCCAAAGCTGAGGCAATCTGCGAAACGCGAAAATGAGCGCGTGAAACCGTAGTCGCAAATTCAAAATCAGTCTGAGCTTTGAACCGCTCATTGAGATCTTCAATGCTGGCAACGTAAGCACTAATTCTGATTGTAAGGTCGCGCCCGCACGCTTCGCGAAAGCTCCGCATGGAGACGACAATGCCATTGATCAGGTATTGTTGTTTTCTTGCTTCATACAAGGCCAAGGCTTGATCATAAGTGGCATCAAGTTCAGTTTGTGTGGGCATTGGCAGACCATCATCAAACTCAAAGACATCTCCGCGAGCAACAAAAGGTCTTTCGGGCCAGATAATATGGATGTGGTCAGTGAGCTTCATTAGACTGGAAATAAATTAAGGATTGCACCCGCTTGTATCGTTACAGTTCCTCCGGTTTCACTTGAAAAGCGAAGCGCAAAAGTTCCTGTTGATGTTACTGTCACATAACCATTTAGCGTCCACCTAGAATTGCCAGCAGGACTGATTTGCACGCTAGAAACCTTTGTGTTGTAAGCAGTAACAACAGTGCCAGTGACACTGCCAGTTGAATTGCTTGGCACCGTTCCAAATAAACTCAGTGCGCTGGCAGTAGGCCCGTTAATTGCAAGGCTCATGCCTTCAGTCAATGCTCCTGAAGTGGCTGAGCCTGTCGCAAAAAAGCCATAAGTTCCAGTTGCGGGAATGCTTGCTGTTAAGAAATCGGCCAATGTTGTTGAAGTTATTACCGAATCAGATGTCGTTACAGCGTAAATTGCTGAGGAACCACCGCCGCCTCCGCCGCCACCGCCGCCGCTAGCAGCCGCCCATTTCACGCCACTGGCCTCTGCGCTGTCCACCGTAAGCAC